AATCAGGATCAAATGAATAAAATGAAACCCATCCCTGAGATGATTGACTATATGTTAATGTGTAGTTTGCCATGTTTAATTACAATTGCAAAGATCGAAAATAATATTTATAGATTCAGAGCTAGTAATAGTGTCATATCTAGCACATATAAATACATATGAATGTATAGGTATAATAATGTTTTGACTTATACCATCGCAATCTGTATAAGTAACAGATGCATCTATAGTATCTATATTATATACTTTATAGTATGCGCAGAAGTCAGAACAGCTAATACTAGATTCAATTGTATCAACTACTAATGTAGGTGTAGAAATACTTACAGATGTAATAACAAACTTACAATCAGAGAATTGATTACTATCTAATGATACAACAGTTCCTATTACAATAGAGCTACCGGAAACTACAGTTACAACATTTGAAACATCACCACATTGAGTAGCATCATAAACGAATGATCTAGAGCAAACTCCAAACTCAACTATGATACCATTCTCAACTCTATACCAATTATTCGGAGCAGGACAAACACTTGATAAATAATAACCATCAGATAATGGAGCTGTACATGTTACATCTGAGTATACCATATCATATAATCCTAAAGTAATACCATCACCGTTTATTGGTATCACATAAAAATTAGATGACTCAACTTGAAAACAAACCAACAATGAACTATTAACCATCTCTGAAGATGTGTAACTTATTGGTAATCTACTTGAAGGACATGGTAAACTAATACTAAAATCAGTGTGTTCACATATAGAAACTATTTTCAATACCATCAATGTTGGGGCAACTGCAGTTTTAGGAACAACTATAGTACACATTCCGGGTGAACCTAAAGTTGTTTGCATTTGAGATGGTAATACATTAACGAGTTCAGTTGATCCTGTAGGATTAAACGTTATTGTAGAATCAAGAGAATACTTATCTAAAGTATATGGTGCTCCTGAAACAATTCCGCAATCATTAGCTACATCACCAACATATGTTTCTAATCCTGATGGAGCTGCTAAATATCCAAATGTAGGTGAGACAAGTTCATTATAAACCACACTATCATAAAGAACAGATACACCACTTGGTGCGTTTGGTAAATCTATATTTATAATAACAGGACCAATAGACGCATCTAATTCTACAGGAATATAATAAACACCCGGAGATTCAGGTACATATGAAAATGATATATCACAATCTACACCACAAAATGGACATAAATCAGACGGCAATAATTCACATCCAACCTGTTCTCTAACAGTGACACCATCAGAATAATATCCATCAGGAGCACATTGTGTTAGTTCTGCATCTAAGAACACCCCTGTAGATGTGTCTAGTGTTGGACCATTTAAATAAAAAGTAGTTAGTGTTGGCATTATCTTATTTTATGTAGGGCATCCGCACTCTTGAATTAATGTTATGTTAGCAGTTCCTGAAACAACTACAGGCTCAAAAGATGAAAGACCGCATATAGTAATAGGCTCTCCAATGAGTACAGTTATAGTTGTTAATGTTTCAGTTGCACAATCCATATATCTTACATCAGCACTAGCGCTAGTAGCTTCAGCACTCCATGCACTGCATGGGTCAATACATGGACTGCAATTACAACAAACCTCATCAATAGTCTCTCCATTACAAAGATCTAAAGGAGTGGCTTCTCTATAATCCCATATTAAATATAAATATTGATCGGAAGTTCCGGCATTGAAATCAGCATAGTAATAACCACTCGATCCTAATATAGGAGTAGCTAGACTAGATGCTGATAACAAAGCTAATATATCAACAGGAGTATTTGTATATAAGGTATTTGTTCTAAGATAATAAAACTTATCTGATGCCGGATCAAATACAAAGCTATCACTACCTATTTGATTAGAAGCCATTCTAACAGTACTTAAATCAACAGGTATAGATCCTGTTCCTTGACTTCCTGTAATCGAATTATATCTACTTACAATTGGGTTTGAGGATCCTGATGCAAATGAAATACCATACGATTGAGTTGGTGAAGTATATGTTCCATTTACATAGTTATATTCAATATGTGTTGTATCTCCTGCTTCAGAACTATTTGTAAGAACAACTTCAATAATAGTTAACTCTACAGCTTCAGGACACTTAACAGTTATTTCTAAAATAACAGCAGGATCACTAATCAATTCTAATGTTAATTGATTAACAGCATTTGTATCTTTATTTATATTTAATACACCTGATGAAGTGACAGGACCTGTAGTTGTAGTTATAGAATTATATGTTGCATTAATCGTAAAGTCAGATGATGGACCAATGTTTATCACATTATATACAATCTCTACATTACCGATTGCAAAACCTAAATCAACACAGTACTCAACTTTATCCCCCTTCTCTCCCGTTATAGTAAATGTTTGAGTGATTCCGCAATTTAAACATTCTTCTATGTTAGGTATAAGAATATCATTAGAAGAAAGAACGTACTCATTTAAATAAGGATCAAAGCCACCAAGCTTTTGTGTGGCGAAACTATCTATGAATAGATCTCTAAACCAAGTACGCATTCCTGCCTCTGATACTACATTAAGTTGATCAGAAGATTCTCCACCTCCTTTTAATTGTATTACAACTCCTCTCTTTGCATCTGTAAAAAATCTATCATATCCCCATTGAACATAGCTCTCAGGATTAAAGCTAATACCATACTCCTCAGTTCTTGCTATTTGGTTTCCTAAAACCTCAGGTACAGAAGTTAACACTCCTTCACCACCCGCGTCGCTAAGTAGATTCTTTCCGGTAAGTACATATGATATCTTATCCTCTTGTAGAACTAATATGTTTGTTTGCCTTGCATCTATTAATTGAATTTGACCAAAAGAATCTTCTAATGGTTTAAAGTTCAATAACCCTAAATTGAATTCATTTAACTTATTGACATTGCTCTCATCATTATATACACCACTGTAAGTTAAATCAGCAAATCTATCAATTCTTTTATAATCTTGAGCTGATACTGATGTTACTCTATTACCTAAATTAAATTGTTTACCAATAATAGAATCTCTTATTTTATAAGACTCAACTCCATTACCAAATGCAAAGCAGTTAAAAAACTCAGTATCAATTATAGCAGGTTGGTTTAATGTAAAATCTTGATTCTGAATATTCCCTTGGTGTTCTCCGTTTATAATTGGTAAAGAGAGATTGTTCTCATAAAATATATCAGGTAATGTATCCACAGGTATTGTTTCGAATACAACAATACTATCAGCTCTAACCACACTCATCTTAACCTTTACACAAGACTTTCTTCCATTAGGGAATCCCCATCCTGAACATCTAACAGTACCTGTTACTACTAATACTAATGCATTATTACTTGTATATCTTACAAACTGAAAGAAGTTCTCACATAAATCTGTTGGAACTGATGTATACGTAGATGCTAATGTAGGTATATACGTATTTGTTATAGGACAGTTTCCTGATCCTCCAACTTCAAATGTTCCTTGAGTTAAAATATTTGATACATTCTCACCATCCCACCAATCTTTCATATTGGGATATGAAGAAGAAGATATTAAAGTCTTATCTAAAGTCCATACACGACGCTCACATGAATTATCTCCATCTCCTGAACCTTCTCTTCTTATATCAAAGCTTAATGTAATTACACTACCCGCAGGAATATCATAATCAATATATGTACCCGGTGTTGATGGGTCTTCTATATTCATTGGATATTGTACGATAGGATAATTACCCGCATCCAAAGCACACTCTTCTTGAAGACCGGGAGATATAATAGAATTCTCATCGCGAATAGTTGAGAAATTATTTGCGTTGATCTTCATATAAGTTCCTGCAGGAACTGTGGTGTTTGTTATAGATATAAAGTTAGCTTGCTTAGCTTCTTTTTCTAAGACAGTTGTAAACGTACAGTTTTGTGTAGGACCATTAGAATCCTTTTTTACAATAAGTCTATCTCCAACTTCAACCTTTCTAGCGTTCTCGCCTTCTAATAAAAAGAAGGTAGAGTTAGTATCAGGATCATTGAAATAGATATTTGAATAAATAGTTTCATAAGTATCTTCATCAGCTTTAATTACAAACTTATATCTAGAAGCCCAATATGGTGGTTTTTGAGATGTTGGTATTGTAATGTGTATTGAGTTTTTATTTGGAGAGTATGAACACGGAACAGATACAGTATTATTAGGACTAACCAATGCTGTAGTAGACCTGTTAAATTCGTCCATATAAACTATCCCTACTTCATAACCTCTATTGCTATGTAGACTTCTAGTATCTCCTATCTCTTGAAATAATGCATTTACATTTGTGAACTTATAATACTCAACAACTTGCTGAACACCACTCATATATAATGTAGCAGGCAATGTAAAATAAACTAATGTAGAAGCAGGATTACCAAATACATAAAACGGCTGATTTGAATATCCGGAATAAGCGCTTATTGTTTTTGTAAATGAATCTAAGGTATTAGGTAATGAACAATTAAATAAATCAGTAAGAGTAATACCACTGCAAGCAGTTGGCATTGGTTGTATATTAAATGCAGTACCTACAGCATTAACAAACTCAGTACTAGTAACCATATCATATACAGATGCATATGTTGTTGGTAATAAGAATGAAAATGATATATCAATATCTTGAGTTGTTTGAGTTGGAAATGGAGACGTGCCTTGAAAATCTTCATGAGTAAATGTAAAATCTAAAGTGAACACAGCACCTTCATTTAAATCAACTCCTAAAAAATCTACATATACTTTAGAGTCATTAACAATATTTGGTATTGCTATAACACTATAGCTAGATGGTAGTTTTGATGTATTTAAATCCTGAACATCTACAGCTTCTGTTATTAAGTCTGCTTCATATGTAAGTTGCACGTTGTTTCCCAATGAGTCAACCATATCATATCCTTCAACATAATTACCGTAGAACAATCTATTGCCCATTAAAGTCTGAGCTTTAGCTTGTAGAGGTACATTATCATATAACCTCAATATCTCAGAATCAGTTAATACAGTAAATATTTTACTATTAGTAAATGTATATGTGTAATCAGTATTATCAATTAACCCCAAGTCAGACTTATCTAACTTCTCAATAACCTTTATAATATTAGATCCTGCCTCTTTAAATAACAAATCAACACCAACAACTAAATTACTCCCTGAATTATAAGTTACGGTAGCAGTATTAATTGAGTTTGTCATACCTTCATTTAACATACTCTCTGTAGAAAAATTAAAGGTATTTGGTATAAATGCAGGAGCAGACCATTGAGAAGTAGCAGAGTATTCATTATCAGCATATCTATACCGATAAGCAAAGCAGATAAAACGATCTACCATAAACTGCTCATCATCTACAGGAGTATTTGATAACAACACACTAGGTGACTCTATTGGAGGTCTTTTAATTACAAGTATAGACTCCGAACTAAATTGATCTATATTTAAAATAGGATTTGCATAACTCCTTTTTACATTTATAAATCTTGGAGCATTATAATCATCAGTAAAGAATAATAAATCATCAACCTTATTGACACCTGTGATTAAGTAAAGAGGATTGAAATTTAAAGTAGTATCTACACCTAAGCTATTATCAATACTAATAACATGATACGTTAATACTGATGTTAAAACATTTACAGAAACAATAAGATCTAATTTTCCTGTAGCTCCTATTGGAAAATCTGAGTCATGCACAAACCAATATATTGTCTCATTAGCACTATCTGCAAATGCACCAATACATCTAGCTGAAGAACTTAATGCAGTCCCATTATAATTTAATGTAGTTAATGGTAGATTTCCTTTAGTGTTTTCTATGACACCAATCTCTGAATTCTCAGTAGATCCCATTCTAATATTAAGAGCATCTATATACTCTCCATTAGGAACAAGTCGTTCATCAACAACCTTGTTCATTCTACCTTGAGTAAAGTTTCTTGAAATGTTTGCCATATTATTTTATCCACTTATCCATACCACGCAAGTTCATTAGTAAACGTCCGGGATGAATGTTGCTCATTCTAATTTTTGCATTTCTAAGTAAAGCTGTCTTTTCTTTCCTAGCTCTCATTACAGTATATTCTTGAACTCCAATCTTTGAGTTTAAAATCTCATATTGAATATAAGCATATATATACTTCTCAAATAACTTATTTACTGATATAGCTGTGTCATCACCATTCTCCATACCATCAGAAATGTATTCTAAAATACAAAGCTCACCTGACATCTCAGAAGAAAAATTTATAACACCTTTCTTTTTGTCAATGTTAAATGTAGGATTAAAGTTAGCTGTCTCTGTGTTTAATCCAAATCTCTCTCCAAATGTATGGTCAAAATACCATACACCATCTACACACCATCCTTCTTGACCGTCAAATGGATTCCCTGCATTTAAGTATATACTCTTTTTTGTTCCTTTTAATCTATCATAATCAATAGTAGAATACTCAGGCTTAAGTATATTACCATTCTCATCAAATAATATTTCACAGTTATGATCTTGTAAATATGCATTTGACGACATCGTTTGAATGTTCTCAGTAAGAGGTCTCAAGTATCCATCTTTATATAAAGATATTCTAACCCAATTAACAAAGTCAGATGGTAAAACAAATCTTAATTGATCGCAAACATTAAGCTCTAAAACTTTAACCTCTTTAAATGCATCATAGTTTAATTCCTGAACTGCTCTCTTAGCATGAAACAGAATCTTATATCTCTCTTCATTATTAATTAAAGAATGATTACCTGTATACATCAACATGAAGTTGTTGACTATATCATATAAACTAACATATTGATAAGATCCCCAATTGGCATCGTCAGTATAATATTCGTATTGTGAAATATAACCCATAGATTATTGTTGTTTCTGTTGTGTTTCTTGAGCCGATCCAAACTGAGCTACTGATATTTCTCTAATAGACATACCACAGTATTGAAGTATCTTCATAATCAATTTGTATTCATCTTCTAAAGGTACTTCAAAATCCTGATAGTCAGGTTGAGACTGATCAAATATAGGCTCACCACTAGCTAAAGTTATATATGTCCATTTAGGATCTTTAGGATACCTAAAATAAACAGCCTGTATCTGTCCGGGATTTGATATTGACTGAGGATATACTTTCATTAAACTTCCCTCATGAACATATGCAGGGAATAAAGTAGATGGTGAAGTTAATATTGAAGTATTCAACATAAGTATCTTACCACTACTTACCTTCTCTACTTCCTTATATTCAGAAGCGTCATAGATAAAATAATCTGTAGCTATAATAGTAAATATATCAGAGCTTAAATCAAGAGTTGTTGAGTTAACAACATTGGTTACAGTAGCAACTTGATTTGTAGATGCATTAGATACAATATCACCAACAGAAACTCCTGCTAATACAAAGTCTGCTGAAGAATCTACAAGTTGTGAAACAGATACTGATGTATTTGAACCTGATAATAATAATGTATTATAAGCAGCAATTCTATTTATCAAATAAAAATCATCTCCTGTTGTAGTTAGTGATGGAGCGTAATAAGAATTTCCATTTGCTTTAATTAAAAAGTTTGATGTTAAAAAAAGCTCCATGGCTTCAGCTATAGATTTAGCTATATCCGCATAATCAGAACCTGACTTGCGAATATTCTCCATCAATATAGTCTTATTGTAATCACTAAAGTATCCTTCAAATATTTCTAACTGCGCTTGCTTTGCATACAGGTTAAAATCAGATGGAGATATGTACCCGTAGTTGTTCTTGTTTAAGACTGACAAGACCGTATTTCTTACAGAGTTAATCATCTAAGTTATTTTATACAAAGATAGAAAAAAAAGAGGATACCGTTGTACCCTCTTCTCACTCAAATCAAATATACAATGTACTATTCTACATCCATGAGATTCTCTAACATCTTAAGAACATCGAGACCTTCATCAGATTGTAGATACGAAGATACAAAAACATACGGGTCATCACCATATGGAATTGAAATCATTTTCTTTTTATTTGTTGGTGTATTAAACCAAACTTCCTTATTGTTATTTCTAAATGTTAGAAGCTTTGAATCAAAGAATCTATGAATATTAGAGTTATGCTTTAAATCAGGATCGTTTATTACGTTTAAAAATCCTCTTGGATCTCTTTTAGCGTAGATAAGAATATCTCTTCTTAATTCAGATGTGGTTTGTGTATCTACACCTCTACCAAATATAACTCTAGCAACAGTCTCTAATTGATCAACAGACAATTGTCTAGCTTCAATTAAAGCATCAACTTCAAAGTTTAATCTTTCAACTTGATCAGCCGCATCCTTTTCATAATTAACCTCAATAAATACACTACCATTCATAGGATGGTAGTATAAGAAAGATTGTAAAAC